AGCGAAGCAGTCTGAGGCATATTCTGTCATGCTTGAGTTACTGCTTGGTGGCACCCACTCCATTTTGCCTGTCATGCGCTGTGTTCTGCCTGCCGCTCGATATAGATGCAACAACTGCTCAGCAGCGGCGTGTTGATGCGCATTGATGTGATTGTGCTTAAGATAGTAGTCGATCCAAAGCTGATCGGTGACCCTGATGCGCTTTTTCCCAGCTTGTCGGGTCTCAACTTCCTCGATCGAATGTTTCGCCAGAAATTCTGGCGTTGGCAAAATCACATCGCTTTTTTTACTCATCCAGCCACCCAGCCTCTTTTGCAACACTGATGATGTCCGGCCTGTTCTTGCGATAAAAGTCCGGCATCCTGTCAAACTTGGCGTGAAATTCTTCCTCTGTTCTTGGCATCCATCTCTGTGACACGCCAAAATTTTCAGAGATTGTTTGCTGTGGTTCAGCTTCATCATCCCAACAGCCACCATTCAGCCATGTAGTCGGATGCTTAATGAACTGTGGCTCTGTCCCTTTGCGCTTGACCTGATCCGCATAAGCGCACATCCCAGCAACCAGCATCTCTGGGTCTGTATCTTTTGAAGCCCTCTTAAATGCTTTGAGTGCGTGTTGCTTGCCGACCTTTTTAGGGGATGCAGACCAAAACAAATCGAACGCTTTGATCATATTATTATAGTTATCTATAGTATCTATATTGTTATGGGTGAACTCTGTGGTTCGCCCCCCTCGCGAACTCTGGGATTCACCCCCCTCATGAACCAGCTCGTTCACCCCTGAACCACGTTCACCCCCCTCAAACGTCGGCAGATGATAGTGGTTGAACAGGTTGTTTTCGCCGTCTGGTGCCTTTATCAACACCCGCCTGACCAGACCGATTTCCTCTAAAAATGCGACCTTTTTCTGAACTGTTCTCGATGAACAATCTGCAACCTGTGCCAGCCATTTGACCGCTGGATAGGCATACCCAAATTCTGGGTTGTATCTGTCGGCAATGCCAATCAAGACCAGTTTGGCAATACTGTCATTTAACTTTTGTTCAAAAGCCCAAGTGACGGCCTTTATACTCATCGCAAATCTCCCATGCTCTTTAACTCACTATTCGGGACAAAATATGCAAAGCCATGCCCCCCATAGTTTTTCTTCCACTCTTGCCGCTTTGCATCAGCGGCCTTTAACCAGCCCCGCACCTGATAGTCTGGCGCGGTGCCAGTGACCAAAATGAACACCCTGTCATCTGGGTCATTGTCTCTGACAATCAGATTATATGCGTGGTCTGATCTTGTTCTGACTTCCCAACCTGTCCCATCAAGATCGCCCTGTGCCTTAAATGTGTTGACGCTGCCACCCCAATATTTGCCCATGGCCTTTGCAACAGCGACCTCACCACAAGCCCCCTCGATGTGCCTTTGCCAAAACCCGCCGGATGGCTTGACCTTGTCTTGCTCATAACCGATTTTGATCGCGCTGATCTGGCGCAACATTCCTGTCATCGCCGCTTGCACCAATTCATAATCAGTCAGGGTCACGTTCATTTGCCTAGCGTCCTATAGCCGTCCTCAACACCGCCGATCATGTTTTGAAAATCGTCACTTTGCTTGCACCTATTGCACAGGCGATTTCCAACGTGTTCGCTTATGAAATCCTTTGAACAGCGCAGACATTTGCGCTTTGCAATCTTGCTGTCGTCGTATTCGAGAGTCGCTCGCTTCCCGCTGTAATGCACAAGGCAAAGCTGAACCGCCTCAAGCCAGTGATCAGGAATGCGCTGAGAATAATCGAGCCAATATCTGACATGATCGCGGTCAATGCCGCACCAGTCTGCAACCCTGCGCAAACCTTCCGAATAACAACCATCGCCAGCCTGTAAAAAAAGTGCGTCAAGCTGTTCTTGCTTGTGTTGCCTGACTATCTTGCCTGTCTCCCAACGCCTCATTTTTCACAACTCCAAAAGTCCTGTTGACAGTCTTGCAGTTGCCATTTTATCGGCGTTTGAACACTGTCGATTTTTCGCGCCATTCGTTCTGGGCATTGATTTCTGTCTTTGTAATTTCTTGCGACATTCACTGAGTCTGCGCTGGCAAAAGGCCAACGCTGATCACCTAAAGAAAGCCCTCTCAGCATATGGATGTGGGGCAAAAAGCGATGTCTTTTTGCTAAAGCATTGAAAGCCTTGTCAGCCCTGTTTATCCAAGCGTCTGACATTACATCCCAATAAACTCCGCTAGAGCCGAAACAAACTTTGGGATATTCGTCTGCCAAAAATAGCAAATAGTCGATTGGCAAACCCATATGCCAGACAGCGGCACCAAGTTCTTTCGGGAAAGGCCACGATTCCAACAAAGCCTTTTGTTGTTCAACTGACCCATCAATCACATCGGGAATGACCGCCCAATTTGGATGGCCTAACTTTGGCTCTACCCATTGATAGAATTTAAGTGGGTCAAATGCCTTGCCTTGCCGAAAGGTGGTGAAAGCACCGTTGTCCCACATCACACTCTGACCAATTTGCAGACAAGTGTTCGCGTCACATGGGTGCGCAAAGCTGACGCAAAAGTGCTTTCCAGCCATCTTGATCAAGTTGCTTTTCGGCGTCAGAGGCGTCCCATGGTAATGGATCATTTTAGTCTTGACCAAACTATTAACGCTCCAATCATTTTGCTTGCGACCATAGTTGCTAGGCCGTACCAACTAAAAAAGCCGACCATTAGCATGAATATTGCGCTGTCGATTGGCGTGCTAATTGTTGATGACAGTAGTATCCTGTCGCGCAAAGGTTTTTTAGTTGTGGTGTAGACCAGCCAGTCGATCAATTCGCTGATGCCAAAAGCAACAGCACTCGCAACCGCGACAAAGGGGTCTGCCATCAAATAACTTAAAGCAACCCCAACGCTCATAAATAAAAGAACTTTGTGACCGATCTGTCGTTGAGCCATGTCGCGCAAAACAAAAACAAAGCCAACCAGCAAACTCATCGGCGCAAGCTGACCGCCAAACGGCAAATCAACCATTGGCAAATAAGAAAAGCCAACATTTGCAACAACGATAGCCGCAACGTAAAAAAATGAGTTTGAATATTTATTCATAAAATTTCCCCTTCATCAGATCGCAAAAATCCTCAAAGTCGAGAACTGCGAGAGGCTTCTGGCGATCGACGCCAATGACCAAAACATCAGCTCCGGCAATGTTGTCATAAATGAACTTGAAACCGCTGGCTCGCTTCTTGGCCTCGATCTCCCAAGTGGTGCGACCCTGCTTGATGATTATGTCGTTTTTGAAGCCAGAAACGGCACCAGATAAAGGCACTCGATAAGCCTCTAGGCCATGAGATTTGGCTGTGTTGACCAGCTCTCGCTCGAAGCGACCGCCCTTGTCGCGACTAGCCTTGCCCATCGCACACCTCAAAATGAGACATCCAGTCGGTAACAGATACGTCACCATCTGTCAGCTTGTGGATCTGCATGATGCGCTTGCCGCTGGGGACTGTGTTCTTATACAGGTATTTGTGAATCGTCGCCTGACACACGCCAAGCTGCTCAGCAAACATTTTTTGGCTGATTCCATTCGACACTAGATATTGATTGAGTTTCATCCTGATCCACCAGATATTGGTATATTATGCCTGAAAAGCATATTAAGCGCGGATGAAACGCAAGTCAATTCTGTTTTTGTTCACCTATAAATATCTGAATATGCGTCGTTTTGTCATAAATAGCGCATATTTGCATAATAGTTGCATATGCCTTAGAGTAAACGGCCTATCAACAATTTTCGGTGGAGAATGAGAATGATTATTGGTAAGAAGTGGTCGTCAGTGAAGATCTACAAAGGGAGTCAATCAATGGACAGGGGCGCGAAGCCTTTTGGCGACGCGATGCGCAGCTTTGGCGCATCGTTTCGGTTTTTAACTGATGGTGGCGCAAATGCAGTTTAATAATAATTTGAAGCAACTGCGCACCAAGCAGAACCTCACACAGATTGATGTGGCGCAACAACTTGACGTCGGGCAGGCTGAATACAGCCGCATTGAGTCCGGCAAAAGAAAGATCTATCCCCACAAAAACAAACTGGCTGAAATATTAAAAGTCAGTCTCG